GGTGCCAGGCCCCCAACCTTCGGATCCTATCGCGTTCCTGAACCAGCGGGCGTTGGCGTCACCGGCCACACGAACCTCGTAGATCGAGTCGGTCGTGTTGGCTCGCTGCCCCTTCACGAGGTTCTGCTGAAGGAGTTGGCCGGTGTTGGTGAGGTCGCCGGTGTTGCTCCACGCTCCGGAGAACGTGTCGCCGGTCACGTTCGTCCCGCCGGTCAAGACTCCGTTACTGAGGGTGGAACCACTGAACGTACCGTTAGTCACGGTGGCACCGGTAGCCGTGACACTACCGGTGACCGTGGCGTTGTTGATCGTCGGTGCGTTCAGCGTCTTGTTGCTGAGCGTCTGGGTGGACAGCGTGTCCACGAACGCTCCGGTGATGCCGTGCACCCCAGTGCTGGACGACTCGTGCGTCCTGCTGTCGGTGAAGTCCCGAGCAGAACTGACGTGCCTGACTACAGCGCCAGCGTTGTGGGTGCTGGCCGACGTGCTGTCCACCGCCCGGGTGACGTTGAACACGGACGGGCCTCCGCCCGTCACGTCAACAAGTTCCTCGTTGGCGGAACCGTAGTCGAGGCACAGCGTGTACGGGAAACTGTTCGGGAATCCGGACGAGCTAGCCACCTGGATGGTGGCGTCGCTCGGTCCAGCGGTCGCCTGGAGGTTGGTGACCGCTGCGATCGAAGAATAGAACCTAGAGTTAGGCACAGGCCCTCCTTAGCTGTAGAGGCGTAAGCCGCTACGCGACTCAGCCGTTGAAGTTCTGGTAAGAGTCGAACAGGCGCTGAAGCCGTGTACGCTCTTCTGCGAGCCTCTGCTGATACAGGGCCATGTAGTACTTGGAGGCGTTGCTACCGGCCCCTGTAGGCACCAGCGGGGCCCTCTCAGTGGCCTCGATAGCCTGCTGCTGGAGTCGAGCAGACTCGTACGCGGGAAGCAGGCGCCAGCAGGCGCCGTACGTGATCATGTCTACGTACCTGTCCGGGTATCCGGTGGTCGTCTCGAAGTCGTCACCGTTAGCGGTGAGGGTGCCAGGCTTCTTGATGTACTCGACTCGGATGTTCCGACCTGGAACGATGAAGTCCCTCATGATCTGAAGAGACTTACCGGTAGGTGCAGGAGTAGGCTTGACTTGGCCAGCCGTCGTGCTGGCCGAGGGATTGAAGCGCCAAGAGCTGAGCGGGAACCACACGGCCGAAGGTCCGATGGTGTTGACCGTGACCTTGTAGACGTCCTCGACGTCGGTGGGCAGCGGGTACTCGTACCTCGCTGCGATCTTCGGGAACTCGTACTCACCGAACACCCAGAGGTCCGGGAAGGTCCCGTTGATCGTGTCGTTGATCGCCTCTTTGATGCGGGAGGTGGGGTACATCGGGTCGTCGGTGACGATAGCGTTAGTCGCATGCGAGGCGGGGGATGTACCCTCGACGCCTCTGCCGTTCACCCCGCCCATCACGGTGACCGTGCCGGTAGCACGGTCGTACTTCTTCACCAGGATCAGCTCGTCATCGATCTCGATCAGACCCCGAGAGATGTTGGTGACAGTCTCGGGGTCAACCATGAACTGTACGTCTGTCGAAGTCATGGTGTTCGCCAGGCTGCTGATAGAAGCCTGATCCCTGGTGTAACCGAGGAGCTGCTGCTTCACCCGGCTGACTATCTGTGCGAATGTCGCAGCCATGCTTACTCCTTAGAGTTCTGCCCACGTGAGGTTGACGTTCCAGAGCTGACCGGTGTTGCCTGCCGCAACCCTGAAGGCGAGCCCCTGGCCGGGTGCACACACGAAGCTAGCCCCTGAGGGTACGGCGGCAGCAGCCGCGCCGATGCCAGTCGCAGCAGCGGTGATGGCGGGAGGGAAACCGATCAGAGTCTGACCGACCGTGGTGATGGTAGGGTTGCCCACTCGGACTTCAGCCGTAGAGTCGGGGTCCGAGGTGACAAACTTGTTCACAGCGTTGGCCGCCACCAGCGTCCCACCGCTGTGGGCGCTGGTCCTGAAGGCCAGCATGTTGTTGGTCGTGCTGGCAGCAGCAGTGGCGTACGCATCTATGTTCAGCTGGTAGATGATGAGAGCCTTGGTGTTGCCGGAAGGGTTGAACAGAGAGAAGTAGGTGTTGGCTGCGACGGTTCCCGCAACCTCAGCTACCGCGTAGGTGTAGAACTTGGCCCCCGCTGGCCCGACGGGGAATGTTGCGATAGATCCTGCTGAATCGATGCTGAGCGAGTGTCCGCCCGTGTCAACGACCCTGGTCTGACTGGCCCCGTTTACGCTGTTAGGCATTTGATCCTCTCAGGATGCCATGAGTGTTGCGCTTACCGTTCCCCCGGTTATGGTGGTGGTGACGTTGGCCCGGCCGTAACGCCAAGCGCCCTGCTGGTTGGACTGGGTGACACCAGGCGCAGACTGCGTAACAGGCGTACCCCTGAACCAGTTCGTGTTGTCTTGGCTCACTTCGAGTGCGACAGCGCCAGCGCTCACACCAGTGCCTGCCGTGATGACCAGGGTGATGTTCTGCTTGGCCGACCCGAAGTCAGCTACGGTGCCAGCACCGGTCGCCGAGACCGCCGAGAGGGTGGTCGAAGCGATCAACGTGCCGCTGGATACCACCAGGCCAGCGCCAAGGTTAGGGCCAGGGACGGCGATGTTGGCGGTGTTCGTGCCGTCGGTGTTCTTGATGGGCCACGCCTGAGCGACGGCGGCAGCCGTACCCTGGTTGGCCGTGACGGTACCAGCTACAGTCTGGGTTCCGGTTGGACTGGTGGTGACAGTACCAACCAGGCGTACGGTCTGTGCGGCACCATCGGTTGTAAGAGATCCATCGGTTACGCTCACGCCTCAGCCTCCTTGAAAGCCTTGTCGATATGAGACTGCTTGGTCCCGTCAGGGCTCAAGCCCTGACGTACAGCAGACTCGTAGTTGTCCAGCTCTCGGTCCCACGCCTTCTGGCGTGTGCCGTAGCCATCGTTCACAGCGGGGGAAAGCTGGAGGCCTTTAGACCTCACGCACTCTCCCCAGCTAGCGTGATCCTTCGTCGGGCAGGAAGAGGAGCACTTACTTACACGTGCAGCCTTCGAACGTGTGCCCGCACGTCGGGCAGCGGGGCTCATCGCTCACCGACCAGGCCGATCGCCGACCCGTCGATAGGGACGAGCACAACTTCAGTGCCAGGTGAAACATGTACATCCCACTTCAGCTTGAGGAACTTGTCGTCGAACCCCAGGATCTCCAGATTCTGGAGGGTTCGTCCGCCCCGATCGAGGTTGATCAGAGCACCGACCTTGAGGAAGCTTTCAGCTTCGACCTTCTTCGGGGCAGCAGCCATCAGGAAACCAGTCCGTTCGTAACTCGGTAGACGTCAGGCCGGAACGCGTTGTGTCCTAGCGTTGCGGCTTGTTCTTTGATAACGCTCGACGCGAGGGCCGAGCTGGTGGGGTAGCTGTTAGCTTGAGGCTTGGCTACCCCCATGTCGCTGACGTGCTTGTCAGTCAGCGTACTTGGACTCTGTATCACTGTAGATCCCCTGAGCGTAGCGGTCGTGATCCGAGCCGAGCGGGGAAGACTGGTACTCTCGCATCGCCTCGAACAGGCCATCCTCAAGGATGCCCTTCTCGTTCTGGTTGATGTGGATCGTGGTGCCAGCAGGGCCGACCGGGTTCATCCGGGTGCCGCCCCAGTCTTCGTGGTCGTCGCCACGCTTCACCAGTTCCCGAGCCTGGGGCTCGGTCTCAGGGTTCTTGTAGAGGTCGCTCACTTACCCTTCCGTCCCTTCGCAGCCATCTTGGCCATCTTGGTGTTGCCGTACTTCTTTCGGCCAGCCGCAGCCGCGATGGCTGCGCCCTTCTTGCCGCCACCAGCCTCCTTGGCTACTGCAGCGAACCTGCCACCCTGGCCGAGTGGCGCCTTCTTGTTGGGCTTCGCAGCCATGGTTCTCCTTAGATCAGGTCGAGGATGACCCAGTTGTAGACGGACGTGTCACCGGCAGTGGACTTGATCTGGAAGGAAGTTCCTGCCGTCACAGCAGACATGAACGGGCCGCTCGTGGCGGCCGTACCAGCCTGCGTCTTGAGGCCGAACACGACCACGCTGTTGGCCGTGATGGCGGTGGTGCTTACGGTTACCGCGGTGGTGCCGTTGGCGGTCACCGTCCCCGCCTTGGCGTTCGTTCCGGACTTCACCTTGAAGGTCTTGCCAGCAAGGTTGGCCACGATGTCCGAGTCGTTCGACCCATACTGGGCTGTCCCGATACGCTCCATCGACGTGTCGCGTCCGGCGGAGCCAGGACCGATGGCGATCTTGCCGTCACCGGTCAGCCGGAACCTGTCGTTAGCGTCGTTACCCTGCACGTTCAGCGAGAGGCAGTTGTTGCCAGCAGCGAACGGCATGATGCTGACACGACCGGGGCCGGTCGAGTAGTTGAAGTCGGTGTTCGTCAGGAAACCCCAGTTGCCACCAGCGATGGTGTGCGCAGCAGCAGGCAGGTTGGTGAACCAGTTAGCCTGAGCTGCACCGGTACCCTGGAAGTCTGCGTTCCAGAACCTGACGTTCTGGGAAGCGGCAACGTTGATCGACTTCTGGACACCGGCAGTACCGGTCGACACGATCGGACTGGCGAACCGACAGTTAGTCACGAACCCGGTTGTGGTGCCAGACCAGTTCAGGTCGTAGTTGGTGCCGGTTGCCCCGGCACCGTTACCAGAGAAGAATACGCTGTCGAAGTAGATCGCAGGTCCGGTGCTTGAGACCGTAGCGCCGTGAGTCTGGTTGTTGATGAACCGGACAGAGCCCACCCGAACCTGAGTGGCAGCGTCCTGGATGTTCAAGCCAACCGTGCCCTGCTGGATGACGCCACCGGTGATCTGAACGTTCTGAGGTGAGCCGTTGGCGTTGCCCTCGATGGAGACGTTGGCCGATCCGGTCTGTGGTCCGAGTGCGTCGAGGTTGATCACGAACGTAGCAGCACAGTTACCGACCACCCGGAAAGCCACGCCGGTTCCGCCGGTCGTGGCGTTCATCCAGCTGATCACGTTCTCCGCCAGAACATCCCAGGCGTCCTCGATCCGGACGCCGTCCAGGTTGGCGGATCCTCCAGAGTTCAGGCCGAGGAAGCGGGTGAAGATGTTGGAGAGCTGCACGTTGGCAGCTACGTTGCCAGAGGCGTTGTCGCCCTTGACGTAGATACCACCAGCGCAGGACTGGATCTTGATGTTGTCGAACTGGCCACCGTGGATGGTGTTGGTAGAACTGGCGAACAGCTTCACAGCGTAGCCGTTGATGAACTGCATCTCGACGTTCAGCATCTTGAACGCCTTCACGCCGGTAGCGGTGATGCCGTCCATCGCAGGGTTCGACGTGACCGTGCTGGAGTTGCCCCGGATCTGTATGTCCTGGAACACCACGTCATCCGAGCTGACGGTGAACAGCGTGCCGACCACCATCGAGGCTCCGATACGGATAGAGCTGGCCCCAGGGCCAGCACCTTGGATGGTGACCGGGTTGGCGATCGAAAGTGACGGGTTCGAGTTGACGAGATAGTTGCCAGGCGGGAAGTAGAGGACACCGCCTGCCGACCCGAGGACGGTCAGTGCGGCCGAGATGCTTGAGGCGTCGTCGGTCACTCCATCGCCAGTGGCTCCGTGATCCTTGACGTTCACGACCAGCCTGTCCTTCGGGACGGCGGCGTTCGCGGTCGTGGTGACCGTGGCTATGTTCGCCGTGTTGGTGGCGATGTTGCTGTTAGCCGCGGTCATCTGTGTCTGAAGCGTGGAGATCTGACCGTCTTGCGTGGTGTCCTGGTTCTCCCCGCTGGTCAGTCGGTTGTCGATGTCCGTCAGGTTAGCGTTGAGCGGGACATCCCAGTTCTCTGTATCCTTCGGGATCGTGTAGTCAGCCACCGAATCCACCCTCTCCGTATCCGCCATCACCGAATCCGACGCCGGAGCACGGTGTGAAATTGGCTGCTGTTGCCGCACCAGAAGCTATGATGTCGGCTCGTATCTGATCGTCGACTTGCCACTCGTATCCGCCACGGAAGTAGTGGAGGCCCGCCGACGGGGCGGGCCAGAAGTCTGTGTCCTGCTCGTTCGGGTTGACCGGTAGGTTGGTCGCACCGATCTCGTTGGTGTACGCGTCGTAACGCGTCTGCTTGTACACCCCAGGACTGACCTCGACGATCGAGACAGCCCTAGGGATTCGGAATCGCTCCATCAGCGGATTCCAGGCGAAGGGCGCCTCATCCACCGTTGGCGTCGTGAGAGTCCAGCAGGTCATGATGAGGCGCCCTCCTTATATCACTGCGAGCTTACGGTGAACCACTGCGTACCGTCGGAGACGATGGTGGCACGGCCGGTGGAACCACCGACAGTACCGGCGACCATAGCGAACGTGGTCGCACCGTTGATCGTCTCAGAGGCGTTACCGTCGAGAGTACACACACCGGTGTTGGTGCAGATAAACTCGTACTTCCGACCAGGTTGCGTGGTAGCAACCGGGGGAAGCGTGACGGTCTTGGTCGCGCTGTTCGTCAGCACGATCACATAGTCGTTGGCCGTAGCCGTGTAGGTCGTACCCGCAACCGTGGTCACGGTGAACGACGTGTTGTCGAACCCAGACATCTACTCTCCTTACTGGGGGAGGGGCAGGGCCGAAGCCCTGCCCCCTAGGGGATCAGGCCGCCGGGCGAGCCGAGGACGTGGTCTGAGCCACGATCAGGGACTCGGGGCGGTACAGGGTCCAGCCAGCCACACCGTACCAGCCGAGCGGCTGGAAGCGGGTCAGCTTGTCAACGACCGGACCACGGACCGTGTGGAACTCCTCCGCAACAGCCTCGGCCAGGGCCTGCTGTCCGGTGTAGTAGGTGTTGTACACACGGGTCTGAGTGCCGCCAGAACCAGAGCCGGACTGGGTGTTCTGGTTACGCGGGGTCTCGATGTAGCAAGAACACCCAGTCCGG